TCCCTCACGTCCGCGAGATTGGCACCCTCATCGCGCAGGCCGTAGCGAATCGCGGCTATGTGGTCGACAAGCGCACCGCCCTTTCGGTCCCGGCAGTGCAGAAGGCCATCAAGACGTACACGCACACGATCAGCGCGTTCCCGCTTCTCCAGTACGACGCGAACGGCGACCTCGTCGCCCGGACATTTCTCGGGCAGCCCTGCACATACACGACGTACGCCGCCGACATTCAACGCCTCATTGCCGACGTCCTCCTGTACGACCGGGCGTACTGGCGGGTCGTCGAGCGGACGTGGGACGGCTACCCCGCCGCGATCGTCCGGATGCCCGTCGAGCAAGTCACCGACCCCCTGTACCCGGCAGACGACGCCGAAGTGTTCCCCGTCCAAGGCATCCTGCTCAACGGTGTACCGATCCCTGACCGGGACGTGATCAGGTTCGAGGGAGACGGCACCGGCGGGTGGCTGCAGTCCGGCGCGACGATCATCCTGACCGCTGCCGCCCTCGAAGCGGCGACCATGCGCTACTCGGAAACCCCGATGCCGTCCGTCGTGTTGAAGAACAACGGCCCGGACCTGCCCGGGTCGGCTGTCGACGGCCTCCTCGACGCGTGGGAGTCGGCACGCGCGAACCGATCGACGGCGTACCTGAACTCGACGATCGACGCGCAGTCCGTCGGTGGTTTCAGTCCATCGGAACTGCAGTTGGTCGAAGGCCGCAACGCGTCCGCGATCGCGATCGCGCGCATGGCGAACCTCGACCCGACTTGGACGGGGTCCGGTGTCCCTGGCGCGTCCCTCGTCTACTCGAACCGCGTGGACCTGTACCGGCAACTGTTGGACCTGTCGCTCACGCCGATTATGCGGCTTGTCGACGAACGCCTGTCCATGAACGATGTCAGCCCGCGTGGGCATCGTGTCCGCTTCGACACGTCCGTGTTCCTCCGGGCGAACCCGACAGAACTGGCCGCCGTAATCGCGACGCTCGTCCCGCTCGGCACCCTCACCCAAGAGGAAGCCCGCGACCTCCTCGACCTCCCGAACCTTGGAGTGATGACATGAGAAACCACTACTCGGAAGCCGAACTCGTCATCGAAGTCCGCGAGGACACCGATTCGGACGTGATCGCGACCGGGTACGGGCGGGCCGTCCCCTACGACATCGAGACCGACCTCGGTGGAGTCCGCGAGTCGTTCGGCCCTGGCGCGTTCGACCCGGACCAGGTCAAAGGCCGCCCGTTCGCGTACCGGCACGGTGAGCCGATTGGCGTGATCACCGGAGCCGAAAACCGGGAAGACGGCCTCTACATTGACTTTCAGATCCTGAACACGGCCCCAGGCCGGGACGCCGCGACGCTCATGCGGGGCGGAGCCTCCACCGGCCTTTCGGTCGGTTTCCAGCCCACGAAATCGGTGTGGGCACGCAGCCGGGACAAGGTGCAACACCTTGCCGCGACGCTGCTCGAAGTTTCCCAAACGCACATTCCCGCGTATGGGTCGGCGTCCACCGTGGTCGCCGTTCGTGAAAATGAGGAGCACACCATGACCGAGGTCATCGAGACCGAGGGTCGCGAGACCCCGGCTATCGACGTCGAGGCCCGCGAGGCCATCGCCGACGTCCGCAAGGACATTGCCGCGCTCGTCCATGTGGCCGAGCCCGTGAACCCGCTGTCCGAATTCCGTTCGTTCGGCGAATACACGAAGGCCGTGTGGGAAGGCCGTATCGAGGCCCGCGCGCTCGCCGATCAGATCACCGACAACAACCCCGGCGTGCTGCCCCCGAACTGGGCGCAGCAAGTCAAGAACATCATTGACCTCGGTCGCCCCGGCATCACCGCGTTCGGTGTCGAGTCCGCTGGCGCGTCCGGCATGGACTTCAACTGGCCCTACTTCGACGGCGACTTGTCGCTGATCGTGGCCGCTCAGCCGACCGGCGAGAAGAACGAAGTCAACTCCGTTCAGATCGACATCAAGAAGGGCACCGCGTCCCTCGCGACCTACGCAGCCGCGTCGGACATCTCCTACCAGTTGCTCATGCGTTCGAGCCCGTCGTACCTCGACGCGCACAACCGCATCATGGCGGCGTCCTACGCCCTGGTCACGGACAATGTGTTCGTCGATGCCATGCTGACCGCCTCCACCCCGTACAACTACGATTTCTCGTCCGACACGGATGGGTCGGCGTTCCGCGAAGCCGTGTTCGGCGCATCCGTCGCGGTCGAGTCCGCGACCGGCGCCCCGGCAGGTTTCGTCCTGGCCGCGTCCGATGTGTTTACGAAGATCGGTGGATGGTCGACGTTCGTTCCGGCCCCGTACGGCCCGAACAACGTGTCCGGTGTTGCGACTGCTGGCACCCTCGGTGTCGCCGTGTCCGGCCTTCCCGTCATTCACGACCGCAACCTGGCGAATGGCGCGATTATCGTGTCGAACAGCACGGCAGCGAAGTGGATTGAGGACGGCCCCCGCGTCGTGACCGATGAGGACGTCGCGAAGTTGGGACGCAACGTCGCGATCTACGGGCTCGGTGTGTCGGCGGCATACAACGCCGCAGGCATCGTGAGCCTCGAAGTCGTCGCCCCGTAACAACCCGCTGAGTTAGGAGGGCACCACGATGTCACTCGTCACCGGTGACGACCTGGCAACGGTCCTCGACCTGGACTATCCCCCAGTCGAGCCATTCGACCAGGTCGCGCAGGCTGCCGACGACGTCGTGCGTGCCCTCCTCACTCCGGAGGCATACAACGCCGAATACGCCCCATGTAAGGAAGCAGCCCTGTCGGTCGCGGTCGAGATTTTCCAGGCCCGCTATTCGGCAGGGGGGCAGCCCGTGGCGTCAGACTTCACGGCAGGCCCCTACCGGCTGTCCGTGTGGCTGACCCGCCGCGTCATGTCGTTGCTCGGCCCGTACCTCGACCCGAAGGGCCTCGTCGGATGACCGCCCTCACCACGGAATCCCGTCAGACCCTCGCCGCGTCCCTCGCTGGCACGGGCCTGAAAGTGTTCCAAACCCCGCCGTCGACACCGAAACCACCGTGCATCGTCCTTGTCCCGGACACGCCGTGGCTCACGTCCAGCCGGATCGGGTCGCACCTGAACTACCGGGCCCGCTGGCGGGTCCTCGTCGTGATCACGCCCCGAGTATCGCGTAACAATGACGTCACTCAACTTGATGTCGAGAACGCTGTCGAGTCCGTGCTCACACACATCCCGGCAGGCTTCGAAGTGGAGCAAGTCGGGCCCCCGCAATACACCGACGTCGGCGCACAAGGCACCGTCGTCACCACTGAAATCGCCGTCTCGGCGCACATGAAGGAGTAGAAGAAATGGCCGTCGTTTCCATCACGGGCGCCGAATTCACCGTCACGCTCGGCGCAACCCCGTACACCGACCAGATCACGTCAGGCACGATCACCACGACCCCGACCGTCGTCCGCACCAAGACCCTCGGCGATGTCGCGTTCAACCAGACAGACCTGAACTCGACGATCTCGCTCGAATTCCTGTACGACGACAACAGCGGCATGTACGACGCGCTGCAGACCGCGATCGGCGCGGGCACGTCCGTCGCGCTCGTCATCGTCGGCGACACCGGAACGTGGACCGGGTCGACGGTGTGGTGCGAATCCGCTGAGGTGTCGTTCGAGGCTGCCGGGGTCGCAACCTGCTCGGCGTCGTTCACCGGCGACGTCACGTTCGCATAAGGGCACGGGGGAACGTCATGTATCCGAAACTGAACGTGTACCTCAACGACCAGGCCGAACCAACCGTGGTGCAACCCATCACCGTCGACTTCGAACTGGCTGAGGAACTGTACGGCGCGAAGCGCGTCACCGACTCCGGCCTCCGGCTCGTCGTCGCGTACTGCCAGATCACCGGCAGCGAACCGAAGAACCTGGCCGAAGTCCGCAAGTGGGCGCGTGAACAGCGCGTCCAGGTGACGATCGGTGACGCACCGGACCCTACCCAGACGGGTCTTACCGGCGACTAATCGTGAAGGTGGCGCTACGCATAGGCCGCCCGTACGACGAAGTCCGACGGTACGACCCGGCGCTACTCGCGACGATCATCGAGGAGTTACAGGATGGCGCAGGCCCGTAACGTCGAGTTGTACGTCGAAGGGCTCAACGACGTGCTCCGGGCTATCAGTCGTCTGCCGAAAGAGGCACAGAACGAACTTCGTGGCGCATCAGCGGAAATCGCGCGCAGTGACATGGCCCCGGCATGGAGGAACGCCGCCCTGTACTACGCGGGCCCGTGGGGTAGCCGTATCGCTGACTCCGTCCGCGTCAAGCGCGACCGCGTACCAGCGGTGTCCATCGGTTACGCGAAGCGCGTGTTCAGTGGTGGCGCGTCGAGCATCATGGTGAGGTTCCCGGCTGACAAGGGACGCCAAGGCAAGTCAGGCAACCGGGTGCCGGAGGCGTTCGGTGAAGGCAGTGATTGGATCTCGCGTGTCCGCGGTTACCAGCCCGAAGCCATGAGAAAATGGGGCCGGGCCGTAGACGACATCGTCCGGAAATGGAGCGCCCTGTAATGGCCGGGAAAACCCTCACCGTCTACCTCGCCGCCGACCTCAAAAAGTTCACCGGCCCGCTCAACACTGCCAAGGGCCAACTGAACGGGTTCGATACGTCCATCGGTGGGATCGGCAAAACCCTGTCGTCCATGCTCGGCCCTGCCCTTATCGCAGCCGGTACGGCAGCCGCAGCGTTCGCCGTGAAACTCGGTGTCGACGGCGTGAAAGCGGCCGTCGAGGACGAAGCAGCCACCGCGAAACTGAACCAAACCCTGTCCAACCTAGGGTTCGGCGAACAAACCGAAGCGGCTAACGGGTTCATCGACTCCCTGGCTCGACAGACCGGTGTCGCCGACGACGCCCTACGGCCAGCACTCGACAGGCTCATTCGCTCAACCGGGGACCTCGGAACCGCGCAAGACGCCCTCGCCCTGGCGCTCGATGTCAGCGCCGGGTCCGGTAAGTCACTCGACGCCGTCGCGCAGGCACTCGGTAGGGCATACGACGGCAACGCCGCCGGATTGTCACGCCTCGGTGTCGGCCTTGACGCTGCCGCGTTGAAGTCCGGCAACATGGAAATGATCACGTCCAGGCTGCAAGACCGGTTCGGTGGGCAGGCCGCGACCGCTGCCGCAACCTACCAGGGCCGCCTCGACCGGCTGTCGGTCGCATTCGACGAACTCAAAGAGTCATTCGGCTACGGGTTCCTCAACGGCCTAAACAGTGCCGAGGACGCCACTGACGATCTCACCGACGCCATGCAGGACCTCGAGCCGATCATGCAGGACATC